CGCTTGCGATTGCCTCCCCGTTGCCTGTGATGTTTATTTCTGGGGCGGTTGCATCTGGGCCAGTAAATTGTAATGATAATATATGTGAACTTATGGCTGTAAAAACGTTAGATTCATCCGTGGAGACTACGTCAGGAGAGGACCAAAGCATATCACCACCTGAATTATCAGCTTCGGGACTTCCCGCTAAGAAATACATTCCAGCGGCATAGCCAGGCTCAGTAATAAAGGCAGGAAAATCACCGCCTCCCGAGGTTAGGGTATGCTGCCCTGGTGCTAATGACGGTATGACTGTTCCAGAGGTATTGCCTCTACATATCCAAGTCGTCCCTACGTCAAATTCCCATACACCATATTGGGTACTTGTTAACGTAACTAAGGACCAAATGCATATTTGCTCTACAGTACCAGCACCAGTAGCTAAATCCAAAATTGTAATTGAAGTCCCCAAATGTGGGGTGCCAACTGCCCTATCAGTACATGCGGAGCCTACAGTTATAGCCATTGCCATGACCTCCGCCAAAGAACCAACCAGGAGACATTCTGGCTCACAACTGAGGCCGTGCTTAGAGGATCAGACTGGTAATGTGCCTTGGTATACTCTACTGCTTCCTTTAAAACGATTTTATCAGGACTGGCTTTGATGCGATTTAAAACCCTCCCGGCAGAGGTGATTATCATCTGAATATAGGATTCAAATTCTACGCCAAAGAGGCCGTGAAGCTCTCCATTATCGTGCTTACCTTGAAGCCCAAGAGTTATGACATTAATAAGATCATGTACAATATTAAGCCCATTCATTTCGTCTGATAATAAACCGTCAGTTATCCCAGGAGTAGTTTTAAGACTATGTGACTTTAATCCCGCCGCCTGAACCGCCAAGAGAGCCTTTGTGTTAGCGTTAGATAGGCTCAAGGCATTCATTCTTTGATGGACATCTCCTGAATCACCAAATGTTAAAACTCTGGACTCCCCAAGATCATCAAAAGCCTCATCTATGTTAGGCAGCAGAGAATCAACCACTCCATCAATAACCTGGATTTTTGAAGTGTCCCACTTGAGGTAATCCCTGCTTGCACGGCACTTATCCTGACGATTTTCAGGGGTCTCATCCTGTTCTAAGTCAGACTCAAGGCTGTTTACCATATCTGAAAGCAAGCCTGATTGCCTGATTGCCGCCCGGCAAACATTGACTACTGTGAATAAATCTTTACGATCTGCCATTTTAGTCCTTAGTAAACTGATCCAATGTCAACCCGCCGCCAATTTGCATCGGCAATAGTGTTTTCAGCGGTTGCATAATACAAATATGAAGAGTCGGCGCAAAGTTCAAACTCAACACCGACCGTGCCGTCCACGCCAGCAACCTCAGTTCCAAGAGTCCCGGCCGGATCATCCCAGACAGTGTTTGCAAGAGTTTCATCTATGGCTATTAGGTCGCCAATAACGCCCTTCACTTTTGCGACAATTATTTGCGTGGTGTTGGTATTGGCTCCGGCTACGACATCGGCATTGACAACCGTTCCAGTGCTGTACTCTGTGCCTTCTGTTGCTCCGTGGTCAATTGCCAGTGCCATGTTATCTAATGCGATAGCCTCAGACCCGCCATAAAGAATCTGGTCAACAATTGCTTCCGCTTCCGTTTCGGAAAGCTCATCAACAATGGTATAGACCCGTGTGCCAATCGTAATGGTGGCTGTTGCTGTAGATACGCCGCCGGTGCCAGATGCCACGGTAGCTCCTTCCCAGGTCCAACCAACATCATCTGAAAGGGTGTCTTCTCCATTTTTCCCATCGCCGGGTGCCCTTGCCTGAATTACTTGAGTCGTAGCTGCATTATCTGTTGCCACGAAATCGGGATGAGCTAATGTTCCGGCAAAATAAGCAGTGCCTTCGCCAGCCCCGGCATTGATTGCCGCCTTGAGGTTATCGAGAGATTCAGCCGCACTTGATCCCCTTGTAACATCATAAGCTTGGGCGATAGTGGTCATAAAGCGATATACGGTAGAACCAATGGTAATTATCTTAGTATCATCAATGTCTGTGGTATCGTTTGTCAGTATAGTTGTCGCATGGGTTGCGGGAGCCATTGCACCGGAGGATGTTAGCTTGGCCGCTGAACCAACAGCGTTGACCGGTGTTTTGTCTGTGATCGCCAAGATAACAGGTGCCATTGACGCAATGTCGGCTTTAAGATCTATGGCATCCGAAAGTGCTGAAATATCCGCATCAGTCGCCAATAGAGACGGGTCATAGACTGCGATTACGAGAGTGAGCGCGCCTGTGTAGCAGGAAATCCTAAATCGCTGAGTCTCGGCATACGGCCCGAAAGAAAGATTGGTCCCGGCAATTTGGGTCACGCTTTGGTTGGCCCCCCCACCGGGCGAGCGGGGGAGGAGGACCGCCAACCCAGACGACCCTGAAGGGGATGCAATCGCCAAGGTTTGCCCGGCAGGGAGAATTGAGGTAGTTGTAGCGTTTGTAAGTGTACTCATGGTTTCACCTTACGTTTTCTGATAGTGGTTTTTTTAGGTTTAACCGGATCGGGCGGGGGGTTCGTATCTTCAAGGGAATACTCCTTTTCCCCTTCCTTCATTTCATCCTTAAACTGGGTGTAATATCCGATCTCATTGTCACATGCTATCTTTATAAGTTCGCGTTCGGCCATTGCAATCACTCCGTTATCTTATAAATGCCGGACAACCGTATTGAGTTGCCCGGCATGGTCGTTGAAGTGCCTTGGTACTATGCACCCGCCATGATAGCGATATGCTCTTCCTTGACAGCCTTAACACCCCAGGCGATTGAGATTTCAAACGCTGACTGATGATACTCAAGATAATGAGCGACATCAAAAGACAGCCCACTTTTTGGATCGGTAATAGTGGTTCTATCTACCGCAGCGTCGCCGCCTTCGGGCAGTGCGGGCATTCTGGTTGCAAGTACGATAGCAGACCTGGCAAATGCCAAGTTACGTGTACCGGCCGCACGAACTGCAACAGCAGCGGCATTGTCGGTGATGCCCAGAACAAGACCGGGTTTATTGATCGTAATTGGAGAAGCTGCAACGGCAGAAATCAGAGTCTTATTGACATACTGAACGGTAGTCTGTCCGGTTGCCGCAAAGGTCACAAGGTCGCCTGCTACGATAGTGCCTGTTCCAACATTGGCAAGGGCCATGGTTTCCGTCCCTTTGGCATAGTCAGTTGTAGCGTGTAGGGTCGCGTCTGCTTCGGTTCCTACTGCGGGCGTGATGATCTGGCCCGACTCTCTGATGTCAAACCCCACGATATCGCCAAGAACACCCTGGCGAAGCAGGTTAGAGTCACCGGCAGAGTCAACGGAATTTAACTGTGTGAGGCCACGAAGAGCCGCGCCTTCCGTAGTGCCAAGTACCATTTGCAGATCGGTTGTCGGTGCTCCATTGTCAACCAGGATCTTCCGAACCAGAGCAGCATCCTTGAGTGTGGCGGAAAACAGAGTGGTTGAATTGGGTACAATAGCCCTGGAGGCGTTGACATAAAGCCCGCAAAGATCGGCCTCAATTTCGTTTGTAAGGGTACGCATGGCCTGTGCAAACTGGTCAACCATAATCGCATTGACGGTGGGGCCGCCCGGTGAGTTCATCTGTTTCGACTCTTCACCCTGCCATCTTACAGCCACGGCCCTTGAATTTTCGATAGCCAGGTCGATATTACCTATCGTCTGCTCTCCGTCATCGGGTCGAATCTGGTCAGGTGTGACTGTTCGCGCTGTGGCTGCGGGCGCAACGTGTGATCTCACGGTCTGGCCGATTGCGGCCCTTTCGAGTGTCGAGTCCCTGCGAACGGCAGGAATCATCCCTACCAGTTCCCTTGATACTGTATCAAGGGCCAGGTAGAGAGTGGGTATTAAATTAGTAAGTGTGTTTGATGAAGAAGCCATCTTTTCGTTCTCCTTATTTTGGGTAGTTAAAATAAAAAAGCCAGTGCTAAAAGGATTTTTGCCCCTTTAGGACCGGCTTTGCCGTTGTGCCACCACCCATAAGGTCAGTGGCCTATGATATTGTGTTTACGTTATGCTTCTGCTGTTACCGTGCCGCCCTCTTTTGAGAATGTCATTTTTTCAGGGGCGGGGAGCGCATCAAATGCTGTGCGGGTCATTGTCTTGCTGGTGTTGTTGCCGCCTGCACCACCGTTCGCACCGCCTCCGCTGTTTCCAGGCGCATCAACAAAAGGCTTCCCCTTATCGCTTGCCGCCCAGTCTTTAATGAAGTCCGCCAGGGGCTTATCTCCTACCTTGGCAACCCGCTTGTCGCCGTCTGCCTCAAGCGTGACTTGACTTGATAGTATGGCCTGAGCCGCTTCCAGATAGGCCGGGTTTTTAACGCCTGATTTTATCAGGGCATTAGATAGGCCGGTGCTGACAAGCAGATCGTGGGAAACCTTTGATTCGGTTTCAAGCTTCTTTTTGGTTTTGTCAGATTCGGTGGTCATAGCCTTAAGCTCTTTGACCGCCTTGGAAAGTTTCGTTTCAGATTCGTCAAGATCGGCCTGTAACGCCTGATGATCGGCAGGATCAATCTGTGCGTCCTTAGTCGCTTTTTTTAACTTACCAAGCAGCTCTTTGTTTTTACTGGCTAATCCTTCTGTGGCTTCCTCCACCGCCTCTGTTACTGCTTCCTTAACAGCCTTGGCTAAGGCTGCCTTTGTGTCTTTATCTTCTGGATCAAACGCCATTGTCAGTTTCCCCCTCTTGGTTTGGAGCCTCGCTCCGTTTAACGGCTTCACCGTCGATTGTCCTGGCTTGCATCCCCCTGGCCTTGATGATCTTGTCTAACTCAGACTTGCTATCCGCCTGAATCGTCCATGAACCGTTAAGACCTGCTTTATTTCTTCCTTCGATTAAATAAATACTCATAATATATCTCCTTTACACTATTTTAATGTGGATGTCAACAATTTGTCAACAAAAATCTTTTTTTAAAAAAAGTGATTTATTTCATTTTAACCCTTGACATTATCTGAATAACCTATATAATGTAAGTAAGAGTTAAGGAAAACACAAACCAAAAGGGGGAAGGAAATGAAGATATGGATAGCAGAGCAAAATCAAGACGCCATGTGTTATAATTTAATTTCTCAAACAAAAAAAGACCTAATTAAAGAGCTTAAACATAACCACGAAACAAATTATGGTTACCCTTGTGATAGAGCCTATCAGATGGATATAGATACCAGCAACCTGTTTAAATTAATAGAACACCTCACAAGTGAAGATGGTGGACGCTGTTTATGTATGGGTAAGATTGTCAATGAATATAAAATTATCAATAAGGCTGGGAATTTTTCATTTAAAAAAATAAACAGGTAATTAATCTAAGGCCCGCCGGAGCCTATCCGGCAAAGGATGTTAGATATGGATTACGAGGAAATATGCGTAACATGTATGGCAGACAATAACGGATGCCGTGAAAATGAAGACGATTTCAAATGTATGCTAAATACATCGCAAGAAAAAGCCGTGAAAGAGACTATGGAAAAAAGAAAAGGAGAGTAACAATGCCTGAACACATTTACATGCTCAAGATAGACAAAGACCTCTGGAAGCAGTTCAAGGCTGCTGCTGCCCTGAATGATAAGGACATGAAGGACGTGTTGACCGAACTTATTAAAAATTATCTGGGAAAGGTGGAGAAATGAAACTACGGGCAAGATGCGCAATGCATCCTCAGGAAAAATTGACATTTGAGAACGATAGAGCCAGAGGCTTTGCTAACGAAGCAACTTTAATGGTATTCCCCTGTAGGGCATGCTTACAAGAAGCAACCAAGGACGGTTATGACCAGACTATTAGAGATATGAAAGATTTTTCAAGTGAAAGTTTTAATAATCCCCGCTGACCCTGCACCAACACTCTGCAATAAAAAACCCGGCTTCCGAAAGGTTGCCGGGTTCCTCTATAATGCCTCTAATTGTTTGAGTGTCAACGGCCTGCCTCTCCCATCGACAAGCTGCTGGAGCGTGATCTTGCCGTCACGGTACAGTTTCGCCCTGCCCGGTCCTAATAGATTGTCCATGTATTGAGAATCATGTCTTTCCAAAAAAGATTCAAATGTCGTCGTCGCTGGAATTTGCCCAAGATCAGATGCCCGTGTGCCAGGGGGGGCATCTGGAATGTCTATTCCAAGCTCTTTGTATGTTTTTGTAATGGAGGTCAAGACCGACCGACAATTAAAGTGCCGAGGAGTGCCGCCGTTAAATGGCAATGTATTTCCATCAATCGGGTTCCCGTTTAAATCCCAGGCCGCCCCGCTGTATGCTATGCAGATCTTAGTCGTGTGGCTGTCCAGGGTTGAAAGTTGCATAACACCCTTGACAATATCATCATTGGCCTTAAAGGTAGCCAGCCTCGCATCATTTGACACCTGCTGAATCGAGGTATGGACCAAGGCCGTGGCGCCCCGCCTGGACGTTTCCATAATGCCCGGAGTTCCAAGCCTGGGAGATCCTACAATTCGCCGGACTATCTGCTGGACGGTTTCATTGGCGGCGATGCCCTGCCTTACCTGCGCCTTGAATTTAAAGGCCGTGTCTTCGCTCTGCTTGGCCCACCATGCCGCTGAAGGTGCGCCCTCTATCAGTGAGCCGTTGACCAGGGCTTTCAGTGCTGCCTCTGTTGGCAGTGCCGCAGTCAACCCTATGGCCGTGAATGAATTGGCAGCCGCTACCGCCTGTTGTTTAGCAAGGCCGAGAAGGTCATCCGCCCCGGTTGCTAATTGTTCGGTGGCTTTGACAGTTGCCTCGACCTTTATCTGTTTTTCTGCAAACCTGACAACGTGCAAAGAACCGGAATCCAGCAAGTCAGTATAAACGGCGACCGCATTTTCTCCGGCAACAATTTTTCTCTTCGCTTCCCTTAGTTCCTGGACAGCTTTTTCACGCAATGCAATTGCAGCCCTCCTCCGTCTTTCGTTGGCAGAGCCAGTAGTTGTTAGGGTTGAATTGAAATCATCAGCGGTGCCACCAGCCCCCACAACACGTTTTCCCTCTTTGTATACTCTTGATCTCCAATCTTTTATTTCGGCGGTAATGGAAGCAATTTCTTTTTCAATTTCCGGACCAGTTATTTTTTTCGCTACAGCTTCCTTTACCGCTGCCTTTTTTGGTGGTTTGCTGAGCAATAAGTCCAGGGGATTAAAAGGCTTTTCTGTTGTTTTGCCTGTCAATATATCCAGTGGATTAAACGCCCCGACTTTCTTCGGTATAATCTCCTTATATGCCGAATCAATGACCGCAGTGGCTTCCCGCAGCAGTTTATTTGTCCTGGCCCGTCCAAAGTCCGTCAGGTCGCCCATGAGTTTAAGGCGCAGGTCTTTTTGAAGAGTGGTCAGGATCGCAAGGACGTTCTTTTGTTCGCCTGCGGTAAAGCGCAAGAGTGATATCTGATTTTCTATGGCCAAGTCTTGCAGGATAGTGTCTTTATAGTCTGGCATGTTTTAAAGCCTTAATGCTTTTTTGTTTGTTTCGGGTTTCAGAGATTATTTCAGGCTCACACTTACATATAGCCATCCAATAATCATACCATTCAAGCTCAAGATCAAGCAACCCACACCGGGCGGCAGTATCACCTCACCCAGAACCAGTTGCCCTTCGTTTGAGATGCGAACAATCGGGATGACACCACCCTTCATTTGTCATTACTTTTGCGGCCATGCCCATCACCCGCCCCCTGTCAAGTCCGGCACAACAGGCCCCTTGTCTCCTATCCTGGCCTGTTCTTCCTCAAGCGTTACGTCCACGCCAATCATTTCCCGCTTCTGTAAAAGTTCAAAAAGCCCCTGGTCTGAAAAACCCGGCGCACCAGACATCCATGCAGCCAGCCATCCGGCAAGCTCTTCCGGTGTAACCTCTGGTGGCAGGAAGTCCCTATTTATCTCGACTGAACAATCTTCGGTCACTCCGGCCCACTTACAGAATGTATCAAGGGCCATAGACAGCCCTGCGCTGATCGTCTGAGATATTGCCGACAACACCGAATTCTCGCCTACCCTGTGGATCTGTGCAGTCTGTGAGGTTTCCGTATCTTTCTTTTCAGTTGCCAGCAGCCTTGCCCCCAGGATTGCCATGCGCTCCTCGTCCTTGGTCATTTCCTGGGCAATTGGGGCCAAGCCCTGTCCCTTGAATTCAAGATATTCAGCCTTTGCCTGCGGATCAGGAAACACCCAGGCCGTTGCTGACCCGATGTATAATTTATCGTCTTTATCGTCAGGTGTGTATCCCGATATGACAGCCGTTGGCAGCCCGCCGAAGTGTAAGCCGTGCTTATGATCTGCTGAAAGCCTGTAATGGTCCAGGTTGACGTCAAACAGGTCAATCATGGGAGGCTCATCGACCGCCGGGGTAGTGTTCTGGGTGCCGATGAAATAGAAGGGGATCCGGTCCAGGGGTTTGCCGTCCATCAAGGGGAAAATGTCGGAGCCGACCTGTTCATCATCCTTGCTGTCATTGATTCTGTACACCCTCTGGCGGTAAACGTGGGTTGCTTCCGTGGCGTCTTCCGGGTCAATGTTTCGCTTTATCAAATCAAGCACCCGATACCGGGCCTCAGTCTTGTGAGCGAATTCGTTCTCGGGGTCCGGCACACTGGCCTCTTCCCGCAGCACCACTAGTGATAAAACAGTCGCGTTGCCAATCCTGTCAGTTTTCCAGTTCAAAATACTGGTTGCCTGATATCGCGCCATGATAGGACGGATACCCGCCGCCTCTGCCATTGCTACGGTCATGCCCTCAGTGCCGTCAACGGGGAAGTCAACCATTACACCGTCCCGCCCGGTGGTCATCACTTCAACAGAATCCTCTTGGGCAAGCGTTTGAAAGGAAACCCCGGACATCGTGACATCTTCCAGGAGGGGCTCGATAGACTTCGGCACATCAACGACCATAGGCTTTCGGAACATCATGCCGACCATAGCACTGACCGATCGCTGCGAATAGTTGACGAACAGGGCGCGGAGTTTATAAGCGTTGTATTCCTCGCCGGTCTGATCTTTCAGCATCGGCAGGAATGTTTTGCCTGCTGCATGGACGGCCCGTTGCCCTTCAACGCAAGCCTCTGCTTTCTGCCATTGGGGTAGCATTAGGGTATATGCTGGGTGAGTCGTGCTTACTTTTGATTTTTCATGTACGGCCATGGTGTGGCTCCTTTATCATAAATTATGTGGAGCGTCCGGGTCGGAGTCGAACCGCCGTGCTTAGCTGGTCGCCAAGTTGCTACCATCAGCCGGACGCTTTGGATATGGTTTCCTTAATGGTTCAATTTGTTTTCTCATTTCTCTGTCAAGGGGCATGAGGTAACGGTGCTTGTTATCTGTAAGTAGTTCTTTGATTATTCCCCGCTTTTCCATCTCACGTCTTTTAACCTTAGTTTCTTTGACTATTTGCGATAACGCCCGGTCTGTTATCCTTCTCCCGTTCATCTCAAATTCTACCTTGCGAGAAGTTTCACCAGTATAAATCCACCCCCCCGCTTGATAAATCCCCCCATGGTGACCTTCTGTCTTAGCTGCAAACGAAAACACCAACCGCATGCCTGGGTTTGTACTGTGCATCAATTTCAAAGCTATTTTAATTGCTCGGCTTACTTGGAACTCATGACCTCGCAGTGCTACTCTCGTCAACTCACAGCAGTCGAATTGGCTACATCCGTAAGACTCACCAATGTGTCCGCAAGTCCCGTGGCTAAATATAATCACACCAATAAATTTACCGCCCTCCCATACCCCTATTTTTACAAGCCTCCCTACTGGTATACATTTTGAATAATGCCAATGAGTGCAGGCATATTTTGCTGCCTTGTGCGTTGCCCAATCTAATTTTAATTCAGGTCGTGAACTCATGTCCACACTCCGGGCATATTATGGGTTTCTTTTCATCAAGACGGCCCTGATCATCTTCGGTGCCGGGTTCAAAATCATTAGGGTCAACCAACCAATCAACAGGCAGATCAACTCCCCAATCAACCAGCGGCAGGTCATCCCATTGATTCGCTAATATATCCCAATCATATTGACCGAAATTAGAATTGTCCTTAATAACAAATTCCCGCTTCTGTTCGTCTGTGAGGCCCGTTACAATCTTGACAGTGCATTCCTTGATCTTGGCTTTCTTGAGGGCCAGGGTTCGCATATTGCCGCCCAGGGCCATCATGTTCTCGTCGACAATGACCTCACGCATTTCCAGCATTTCAGGGAAATCAGTAATAGACTTGACAAGCCGGTCCATGTTGTCTTTTGTGATGCTTCTCGGATTATCAGGATTTAGCTTTATGGCTGATACTTTAATTTTTTTGGTTTCAACTTTCATTATATCCCCACGATCTTCATGCGTGCGATAGGTTTAATGATCGGAAATTCATAGGCTATCGGATAACTAAAAGCCTCATTCATATGATCGAATCCGCTTTTCTTATCTGGCTCCCCGTTGTTATCATACGCTTGCTGCTCCAAGCATCGAGCAATAGTCGGGCACTCTTTGGCATTGACTTTGATCTTACCGGCCTCAAATGCCTTATTGGTGGCCAGCACCCGATCCTTGATTGCCGGGTTGCGTGGGTTGTTCCTCACTGTGAACCCCGCCTGTGTCAATAATGAGATATCAGACTTTGAAGCATCAACAGACTTCCGGGCCTTGCCACTGGCATCTGGGTAAATGATGATCCGGTGCCCCTTATCAAACCACCTGTCTTTAATTACATTGATTACATCAGGAGTGTCAAACAGATCTTTTAGTTCTGCCACCGCGTGCCACCCGTCTTTACGCTGCACGAATACCGCGGAGGCCATGGACTGCACATTGAAGTCCTGGCCGATAAACAGAGGTTCTTTGTCAATGATTCGCTCAGTGGAGTTGCACCGCTCCCGGTCGTAGTTGCGGAACACTGTGCCGCTGGTCAGGTTGGTAAACTGGCCATCAATGTATGCCTCAATCAGTTCAGCCGGGTATGATTCTTTTAGGCTTGGGATATAATCATCGGGAAGGTGCTTCTCGTTCTCGTATGTGCTGGCCTGGACTAAGCCGTAGCTGTCTTGTAGCCTGGGGTTGTCCTGGGGGAGCTGGACAAACTTTTTGTGAACAAAGCGAAAACCTTCCGGGGTGGTGGCAACATCTATGCCATTCTTGACCCCGCTGACCTTGTAACGCATCCGGGCGATTATCTTTTGCCATGCGGCCTCTGCCTTGTCAATTGGCAGGGTGTCCAGTTCGTCGATCAGGGCATGGCCGACCTTAAAACCGATGATATTTGCTGGCTTATCCAGGGACCGGCATATCGTTGTGCCTCTATATTGGCGGCCTGAATAAAAAGATACCTCATGATTTCCTTGCTTGATCTCGACATTCAAACCAAAACTAAAAGCAACCTCTTCGATTGTTGGGTAAAAGATATCTCGAATCATGCTGTATGTGGGGGCAAAGTACCCCTGGTTAATTTTTGGATGCTCCCAATAGTGTCGTGACTTAGCCATGCAGCCGGTAAATGTCTTACTTGATCCGAAACCACCCACAAATGCCCGGAACTTCTGAGGCATATTAAGAAACTCTATCTGTGGCCTATTCGGTCTTAGTTTTGCTTGCATCTTCACCCTTGAATATTATTGATACGGGTTGTGGTTCAGCCGCGCCGTCACCTTCCGCTGGCTTGTCGCGCCATAGATCAGGCCGCCTATTTTTCAGCCACATTGCAGCGGCCCCGGTATCTGGTGGGTAGTGCTTTGTAATCTCTGTCACTGTGATAATGCCTTTATAATTTGAAATATGAACATCGGGGTGGCTATAACCTGTAGCCCTCTTATAAAGACTTATAGCCACATTTTCATCAGATTCTCCCTTCCCCTTTTTTATGGCATCTGAAAACTCTGGCTTTTCTTTTATCCATTTACTTATGGTTGAAGTGGCAACGCCTAACTTTTTAGCTATTTCTGGATTCGTTGCCCCAAGCATACAGGCCCGGCTTGCCTGTTCACAATAATGCGCTGCTGTTTCCTTCGTGTAAGGACTTGGCCTTCCACCTTTGTTCTTTTTTGATTTCGTTTTTGGTGCCTTTTTTTGTTTCTTTTTCTTTACCATCTATGTGTCCAGTGCCGCCCTGTACTCTATAAAAGAATAACTGTTCTTGCGCTGAATGACAAACAGTGCGCTATCTCGCCTTTCCTTGGTAACGTATCTGCTCCACCTTCTCCAAGAACCCCAACCAGCCGGTGTATTAACCCCAATAAAATCTCTAAAGCGAGCTTCGATACAAAAAGTCTTACGAGCACGCTTCCTTTTTTTAATTGGTCCGAAGTTTCCCTTAGTGTCACTGTCCTGGATAATCATGGTTAATCTCAGTTTTTTTCCGTGTTTAATATGGCTTCTGCGTTTCAGTCGGCTTGCCGTCCTGCGCTTCGCCTACTCTTTATTATCCACAATCCAGGATAAATGTCAAATAATGGCTGCCCAAGCCTTTTTGACTGATAATAATTTCAATTCGTGAGTAAATCGGAGTAAATCGCTGAACTTAGTAGTTTGAAGGACTTTTTAATTATTAACCCCCTGACACCAACGGTTCCCAGTCTTTGACCCGCTGAGATCGGCTGAGATCAGCCCTAATCACCCCATTGTGTTGTTGAGAGAACCCTTTAGATAAGCAATAATGAGGACAGTTAAACAAAACAAACCAAAAGGGGGAAGGAAATGAATTCAATCGAAATTAAAAACAGAAAAACAAACTGGGAAAACAAACTGTTCAACGCACGCATTAATCAGGATTCAGAACTGATTGAATCCATCACAGAAAAAATAAATATACTCAAAGCCTACGCCCAATCCAAAAATATTTACACCGGAGAGGGAAGCCTTTGGGCCTCCAACTAAATAACCCCCCAAGGCCCGCCGGAGCCTATCTGGTAAAGGTGATGTAAATGATAATAAAAGGCGATCAGGTACAGCGAAACGGCAAAGACTATAAACCTTCGGGCCCGGTCTTGACGGTAACGGAAGTTGAAAATCACCGGACTCTTGACGGAAATATCATGAAAAAATCAGGTGAAAAAAGGATAGAATTATCGGACGGCACCTGGGAGTTTC